CCAGGGAATGTAACAACTGGATTGATACCATTCTTGTAAAGTTGATCCCGATAAGTCTTGTTTGGATTGAAAGCAAGACGAATCACGTTCTTAACACCACCACGATTGTAACCAGCAGGTGAGTACCAAGGATCACGCTCGTTATCAGTACGAACCATTAGACCAGCAGTATCGCCGTTCAGTGGAACATAGCGATAAACATCGTTGTACTTATCGTACTGATATTTCCAACCTGAGTCTAGGATTGAGTATGAAGAAGAAGGTAAAGTATTGCGGAAAGCAACAATGTCATCTACTTCAGAACCAGGGTATCCAGCATTACCAACAACGTCTGCACGTTCTGGCGAAAATACTGCTACACAATCTTTACGATATTCAACAATATTGTTGATGATATGAATAGCACGAGTTGAAGTTGAAGCACCGCCAAGAACTAGCGAAACATCAACATCTTCTGCACTCTTAAATAAGTCATATCCAGTGATATAATCTGTTTCACGAGGAGAAGCGCCATCTCGACCATTTACTAGTGAAACATTAGTTGGTGTAGACTGAGTACCAGCAGCAAAGTTAGAACTAGTATTAAGTTTCTTAGCAATATTAGTGATGCCGCTTACATGAGATGCCCACCAAATCCAACGTGAGTTGTTGTTGATGTAATCTTTATAGTAAAGATTGTTACCAACTTCATCCTTGCCGTCAGTTGCTTTCGAAAGATTCGAATGAACTTCTAGTACAGTGTTGGCAATACCAGTGATTTCGCCGTCTTCGTCAGCAACAACGATGTGCATTTCATCGCCGCTTGAACCCTGAACTAGAGCAGCATCTGAAGAACCAGGACCGCCAGCAAAGTAGTTGAAGAATTCCCAACGCCGAGTTGGTGTGTTTTGCTGCTCTGTGACAGCAACTGTATTACCAACATAAGCCCTCTTTAGAGTCAGTGAAGTAGCACTACCGATTGCTGCAATTTGCCGCTCTACACGACTAGGACCAAGAATAATGATATCACCAACAGTTAGTTCTGTATCAAATGCTGTGCCAATACCAGTAACTGTTGTGCTGTTATTTGAAAACCATACGTTACCTGTTAGAGTGCTTTCGAAAGCATTGGCGCTTGCACAAACAGAAACGCGAAGTGAGTTACCAATCGCTCCAGGATACTTAGCAACCCAGTTACCTACGCCACTTATTCCTGCAGCTTTATAGTTCTCTTCATAATCGTCTTCGCTTTTAATGATCGTGTTTTTACCATTAGCAGAGTTGCCGATAGCATTACGACCAGCAACCGTATCTGTTGATAGAGTGCTAGTATTAGAACTGCGAATAACACGTGTTACATACAAAGAGTTTCCATATGCTAGGAAGTTAGCAGCAGTGAAAAAGTCCGATGCAGTATTGGAATTTGGTACTTGAAACGCATTAGCAAGTGTATCTTCGGAATCCACAAGAACGCGAATCCCAACTGGACCCCAATTGAAGTGTCCAGCAAAAGCGCCAGTAGTCGTACTTACAGCGGGGATGATCGTAGTAAGATCGATCTCCGTTACATTGACGCCTGGAGAGATTTGAAAAGCCATAGTTTTCTCCTTTATAGACGAAGCGTTTTTCTTCGACGAATTCTTTTGGATTCTCAGTTATTTATAAAAATGACAGTTTTACCTTAAAATCCACTCGTCAGCGTCGTCTCTAACAACGAAACCGTCTACCGAACTCGTATCAATCCCATCGTCTATAAATCCTGCGGGAAGTAGATCGTCATGTATGTCCCGCATATTTTCCTCGGCGATATTCTTACGAACATCGCTGTTGCTCAGGTCTTTGAAATATGGCTGAGTCACCAACCAACCGAAAAGGACCAGAGTCATTGCTAGGTCGTCGTGGCATCCTTCTTCGGCTTTATAGGTATCCCGTACTGCTACAAAGGTTGCCAGTTCTTCAATAGTATCAAAATCGGTAATGAGTAGTTTGTTGCTTTCAACAATCGCTTTTAGATTTGAACAACCAATCTTTTTGGTTGCCTTTGTTGTTCGAACGCCCTGAGCAGTCCGACCGCCGAAACCGCCGCTGACTCTAAGCGTTTTTTGTTTGGTCATAGTATAAATGACGTTTTCATATTCGAGGTCGGTGAATAATGAGTGCAGAACTTGTTGACCAATGTTATTCGATTCGCCAAGCACATACGCATTATTGTACCAACAAGCATATCGATACACCACGTCAGGAAGCATAAGAGGTGATATATTCTTATCTCTATATTTTCCTACGACTCTATATGGTAACTCGGTGACGTCAATAATAGAAAATGCTGAATAGTCCCCTCCAACGCCTTCTGAAACGTCTAATGTTATAATATAAGAGTGATCGAGTAGAGGTCGTTCATAATAGTCCAGACCATATTTATCATGCGTTGGTTTCACCCAAGCGAGTTCACGAAGTTTTACGGGATGAATGAGAGTAGAAGCTGAACCTAGAAATTCGCACTCAAATTCCTGCCGAAACTGATCCTCACTGGTATTTCGTATGGTCTGTTCTTTCCATTTATCATCACGACCAGGAACGTCCGACCAGTGAATCTCAATAGGAACATAATCACTATGCCCTTCTATAGCATCCGTCCACATCTTGAAGAAATGGTTCATTCCGTTCGGCGTCGATACTATAATAATCTTGGTTGTTGAACCAGACGAAATAGTAGGATAAACTGAGGAAAAGAACTCATCGGCAAGATTGCGTGGTACGAATGCAAACTCGTCTAGGAAAATAAGATTGAATGAACCACCACGGATCGCGCTTGATGAGGTAGCAGCTGCGATAACCTTAGAACCGTTTTCCAGTTCTATGTTACCTTTGTTCCAAGTAAGAACGCCCTGTTGCAACCACATAGGCAAGTGTTCATATGCCAACTGAATCTTTGCTAACAGATCACGAGCCAATGCGCCTTTGTTAGCAAGGATTGCTACGTTTTGCTGATCGCTGAATAGTATTAGCCAGAGAATATATGTGACTGAGGTGGTAGATTTACCAACCTGACGAGGCAACTTGCAGATAGCAAAGCGATTATCTTTGAACGTATGCAGCATCTTTGCCTGAAAGTCCCACATATCAAAGTTCATCAAACCTCTATCGACGTTGACGATCTTCACATAGTTTCGAGCAAAGTATTCAATATCCTGCGCACACTTGATATATTCTTCAAGTTCTTCTTTGGTGTATTGATGTACTACACCAGCATTTTTCAGGCGAGGATTGCCTAGATATGTTTTTACGCTCATTTTCTACCGTTTATCAATGCTTGAAGTTCAGCTGCATTACCAACAAAAAGAGCATTCGTGACGTTCTGTGCCTCTTTTGGCTCTTCAGTTTTCTTGATGTCTTTCAGTTTCTTTTGAATATCAAGCAAATCCTTGTTAGCGTCAACCATAGTTTTGATTAGCTGACCTACAACTTCAAATGCACGAGGATGCTCGGAAGTCTTAGCAACTAGCAATGCTTCTTCAAGTGCATCATTACCTTTATCGATTATGTTGTGGAGATTCTTACGAGCAGTGTCGAAGTCTGTGTCTACATCTTCTTTGACCTCTACTGCTGGCATAACTTCTACCATTGCAGGAGAATCGGGAAGACCTAATGCTTCCTCAACACTATTTTCAAAGTTTGTCTTATTCGAGTGACTCATCGTTGCCAGTCCTTGGGTTATACCTCTTACGATCTAAGAAGAAGAAAGTATTAGTCGCAAATCCATAATCATCATCGGCATCGATGTTTAGATATGATATAGAAGCAGCACTATTAGATGTTGGTGAACCATTAGCAAGCAATCCTGGAGTTATAACAACACGAGAACTGCGAGGAGTATTAGGAATATCTGCCAAAGTAATACGATTGCTACTGTTGGCAGTAACAATACTGAAGTCGACTTGAGTCCGCTTGATAACACCCTGATTGCGTACAGGACCGTAGATGTATCCTCTCATAGTGAAATCTAACGTATAAATCAAGGCGCGACGAGTTTCAAAGTCGCCTTCGTAAGTATCTTCTGTTGAAACGCTATTCAATACGCAAGGAACATCCATAACGATATCCATGCTTGGTATCAACTTTATATTATTCACCCATTCTGGTCCAAAGTATGGTAAAATCTGCTCAAGAATCTGTGCGCCATCGTCGCCGTTCTGAACAAAGATTGAGAGAGTGAAGTTTATGTTATATGGAACAGGTGTATATTGATAGTTCAGTTTGTTCTTATCACTAACAACATAGACGTTTCTTATAGTTGCTGGCAAACGACGATTTGAATCGTATGAAATGCTAGTCATCTCAAAGCCCATACGAGGCAATGAAATAGCAACCGATCTGTCTAGATCTGGATCTTGTGATATACGAACAAGAAACTTTTCTTTTGGACCATATGCAATAGGAACCGAAATAGTCTGAATAACCTGCCCTGCGTTATTGATGCGCTGCACGACCATATCGTTGAACATGTTACCGAAGGCGATAACATAACGACGAAGCGTTTGGTGATAGAACTGTGAACCAAAAATAGCCATATATTACCACCTATCAACTTCTGAGAATGGATTGCCTTCACTGAAATCTAGGAAGTCAATCGACTGAGTTGTGATGTATTCGTTATTAGCAGCAGCGTCGGTAGTTTCAACACGGAACTCTTGAGTTAGATAACCACTATCTTCAGATGCCAACGTATCACCATTCTCGAGTAAGAACTGATAGTTGAGAATATCCAATGAATAAGTATCCTCGATAGTATCGATAGAAGTATTGCCTGTGCTGAACTGCTGGCTGCTGTACTGGAATAGTTCGCAGGTCAAATCATATGTGTATAGTTTGCCGTGCTGATAGAAAATGTTTTCGTGCTCAACAAACTTGATTTCATATAGCTTATTGTTGAGTGGAAAGAATATCAGATCACCTTCGAGCGGACGAGATGAAGTGATAGAGTATCCGTTTGCTGATCCTGCTTCCAACTGAATAGAATGAGTATTGCTCCATGCGCCTGTGTTTGCTGTTTCTACCTGATAGTTGTAACCAACTTCAGT